GTTATATTCTATAAATATGGTTCAGGTTTTGTTTTCTTACGGGAAAGTAAGAAATAAAATCCAAAAAATAACAGCGCAACCCCATAGAAGATAACGTCTGTAATGAAGTAACTTCCTGTAAGTTTTGTAGTGAAAGCAAAGGCAGCATCGAAGCCCAGTGGATTGAAGAACGTTCCTAAAACCAAACAAGTTTTTGCGAGGTTTTCTCGTAGTTTTTGTCTTTTTACTATTGCCATCCGAACTTCCCATGTATTTACCTTGTTGTGGGCAATCTGTTATTTACAACTATAAATAGGAAACCACCGGCAATTTCGTCCAACCGTCCATTTGAGTAATATCCATCGTTATCCCAAAATATCGAACGAAACAATGTTCAGCTATAACAATGACTTCTGAAATTAGTATCTCATCTCCTCGTCTAAAAATAATCTTCTTACCCTTCAGATGTTTTGGTTGAACTATCTTCGGGTCTACCTCGTTCTCTAATCGCAACATTCGTCACCCCTTTTGTATGTTTTGGTTCAAACGGACACGATACACACCCCGATCCGCAACAAAATGAACGACGAAGGTGATACTCTTCTTTGAATACCACCTTCCCGTTTTCGTTTATGTAATAATCTTCCTCTTTCATTTGATTACTTGGACTCTTTGCCTTCAGACACAGATGCCTTATTGTAAGGTGTGATCAACTTCTTGATAGCACCCAACGCCTTACGAGCGTCTCCTGCACCCTTCTTGAACTTTGAATTGTGTCCGACGGTAAACTCATTGAACAGATTTGTGATCTGTTGATAAAGTTCTTCTTTTGTCATAACGTTCTCCTGTTTGTATAATAGTCGGGATTAGTTCCCTGTTAGATAAATAGGTTATTACTTGATTTCACACGCATATTTCCAAATATAGCCACCACCCTGTTTATATTTTCCGATACAGCAACCATATACACTATCTCTTCCAACATTCATAACTTCGGATGCCTCTTGAATACTCTTGAACGTTTGTAAGAATTTACCATCCTGACTAAACATATTTATGGGTTTCATTTTAGCAATTCCCATTTTTTTACGAACGTCATTGGGAATTACTTTACCTTTATTCTTTGCAGATATTTTTGCCCTCGTCGCAGGAGAATTTGGTTTCCCAAGATTATGTGGTATGATTTTACCAGATGCATATAATTCTTTCATCTTTTTTGAATGTTCTGGTCTTGGCTTTCCTCTTCTATTTTCCACATACATAAGATATTTTTCCGATGATTTCATAGATAGGGACATATTCTTTTTATACTCATCCGACCATTGTGCACCTTTTCTACTTTTACTCATACGTGAACGTGTTTCCGTCGAATGTGACTTACCGTAAAATGGATTATTTACACCACTCGCCATTTTACTCATTTTTTCTTTCCACTCATCTGTATGTTCTACACCAGTTCCTTTATTGTGCATATTGTAAAACGTTTCATTACTACCTGCATCATAATAATTCAACCAGTATTCTTCTCGTTCTACCATTTGTTCAAATGATGAACATTCCTCAATAACTTCTTTCTTGAAGTTTTCTTTGCCGTATTTACGGATTGCAAGTTTGAGTAAATGACCAGAACCAAGATAGTTTGGATTGTTTTTACTATCTCTACCGATATATTGCTTTCCGTTCACCAAATTTGTGGTCTTGTAGATAATCATAGGAGTTCTCCCGATTGTTATTAGATTAGTTTGTGTTCACTAATAAATATCGGATAAACAGAAAAGCCAGTTGTTTGGGAGATTGAGAAGTGGGTTGAACACAAACTAAACAATCACAACTGGCTCTTCAAATTCAACATATCATACTATATCACATTTTCCGCCTGCACAGGCCGCTTCTTGTGAGTGTTCCGTGTTATCATCCAACTCTACAATTTTTGACAAATCAACATCCTTCAGAGTTTCCATCAACTGATGATACTTTTCTTCTGTAATATCTTCAAATGGACTCTGAATGTAAGTATGGTCAGAGAAAGGCAATACAGAAACTCCATTGTATGAGTCACGGTTTGTCCATAGCCATTGACCAACAGCCGGCCATTCATTTTCACGAATACTTACGGTAGCCGAAATATTGTGCGTGTTCATTCCATTCTTATGACCTGGTTTTATCCAATTTTGATTGAACCACTTTACTCGCTCAAGAAGTTGGAGTGGAGATTCTGTTCTCATAATAGCATGGTCTGGTGCCTTCTGTGGAATACCAATCACGGCAGTGTCATGTGGACGGAAATACTCATCCTCTATCAAGTTTGGGTGATTCTGAACAAGATAGTTGTAGATTGCCTCATTCTTACCAACACGAACACGACGGAGGTAATAGTCATTGTGCCAAGCGTGAATACCAGATGAACAACCAAGTGTCAGTGATGATGTTCCAGCAGGTTTGATTGTTGTGATACGAGCTGCTTTATTGATACCGAGGATTCCAGCCAATCTTTCGTTTTCTTCCTTTGCAATCTTTGCGGCCGCTTTTACATCTAATTTTTGGGCAACCCCTGAACCAATGCCAGTCATACCGACTCCAAGAAGAGCATCCTTCTCTGTTGTTCTTTGCCAGACAGGACGAAGATAGTGGAAGTCCGTATATGTTGCCTGTAAAGTTCCGATGAATGTTGCTGCACGAACTCGGTCTTCTAAATCCTGTTGGTCTACTACATCTGATACGTTTACTTCACATAGATTACAGAATTGGAATGGACGAAGTGCAATTTCACAACAAGGGTTTGTTCCCCAGTCCTTATCGTTTGAAAGATAGATTCCTGGTTCACCTGCGTTTGAAAGTTCAATCTTTTTCCACAACTCCTTGAAGAACTCTTCACTTACTTTACTACGAAGTAATACCGCCGAGTTATTTGCACGTCCACGTTGAGGATTCAATTCCCACCAAGCACCGAACTTACAAGAAATCATTTCATCGTCATCAGCAGAGAAAAGAGAGATAAGAGCTGCACGACGAATACCACCGGCAAGAACCGCATCTGCAATATGACAAACAATATCGTGAACTTCAATCGGTGATAACTTGTCTCCGTCTTTCTTGAGGTCAAGGATAGAGCGAATCTTCTCAACACAAATACGGAGTGGTTCTGCACCAGGAGCTTTACCGCCCGATGTGATAAGACGGGCACCCTTTGGACGAATGTCTGAATAATCAAAACGAAGTGATGAACCACTTGTGAAGTATGACTTTACAAGGGCTTTGATTGCGTCTGCCCATCCTTCAATAGAGTCTGACACAAGGTATCGTCTTTCACGGTCTGACTTTGGTTTACGAATTTCAGGGAGTTTCTCAACGTGATGTTTCTGAACAGAATAACCTACACCTGTTCCACCGAGAAGAAGAAACATCACTTCACCGAAAGCACGCCAGTCATCAATCGGCATATACGCACAATTGTAAATACGGTTCGGTGAAATTTCAATTGGCTTACCACCGAATTGAAGTGAACGCATTGAAGGAAGAACCTTCTTATCATAGACAAACTTATAGACATTTTCAATCTCGTCTTTTAGTTGTGGGTATTTCTTTTGGTGCATTTCTTTATTTCTGCTTACCAACTCTTCCCAAGTTTCCCGACGATTGAGTTCAGGTATGAAACGAGAATACTTCATATAAACCGTAATATCCGAAAGGATTCGGTTGCTAATATCCATAGTTGTCTCCGATTATTTTTTTTCTAAAAACGTTTATTTTTGATTCCAAAGTTGAATCGTATAGAGATAAGTATGAAGTTTGAAAGAAAAAATCGGTGATTTTCTGAATTATTTTTTCACCCAATTTTCCCCATCCCACCATTCAAAGTTAGGATAGTTTGCCTTGAAATTGAATTGTTCATACCATTCACTAATATACAAATAAGGGTATGAATGTCCAAGTAATTTATGGATGAAGTAATAACAAGTTAGTGGTGTTATTCCATTTTTCTTCATTCTACCACCGACGACGGTTGAGAAGAATGGAATATCATCAAACCAATTTAGAACCGCAAACACAGAGTCATCAAAGTAATAAATCTCGTGGTTGAATGAAAGGCAAGTTCTGATGTAATCTTCTTGGTAATCGGGGTAAAGAAACTTACTTTCTTCAAATATCTTTTCCCAATCACCTTCATTTGATACCTTCAACTTTCTAACTTCATACCGACGAGTTCCTGATAACTCATCTATCTTTACACGAGAAGAACGGGATTGATACCACTCTCCGTTTTTTGTTGGTAGCCATCCTTTTTCAAAAAGTTCTTTGTAGGTTTCATCTTCGGGTGTTCCAAACACTTCACAAAGGTCTGCACCTGTTTCATTATCATACTTTCCGTTTAGATGGCTTATCCGTA